TTCTTGTAAACCATACTCAACAAATGGTCTAACTGTTGGATCTAATTGGTTTTGAGTTTGAGATGATCCACCTCCACCACCACCACCTTTAAATCTTTTATCTTGGTCAGCCCATGCACGTCTGCTGCCATGTAATATTGGGTTATAGAATTTCATACTTTTTTCTCCACTATGATATATCTGTTTTCAAAGCCATAAGCACGCTTCCAAAGCCTTGATACTGCTTCAAATGCTGCTCCCTGTATTTTAGTTCCACCATTAGCACGAACCCAGTTTTCAAACTCACCAAATCCTTGCTTGTCTGTTTTTCCACCAATGGCTGTAATAAATGCTACCCTATCATTAGGATAGTTAATCCATTCAATTGTCATTGCACACTTAATTGTTAATGTAAGATCATCAAGTTCAGTACCTACACACAAAACTTGTCTACCTTGTGTAAGCATGACCTTAAGTTGTTCTAAAGAATATTCACCACCAGAATGTTGCATAGCTTTTGCAAGCATTGGTTCAACATCTGGCCATAATTGCTGAATACGATTTGTTTCTACTACATAAAACTTTAACATTTGAGTGACCAAGTCTGTGGCTCAAATCCTAACTTATAGGCCACCCTATTCCATCCCTTGCGATGAGATGTAAATGTTATTTCATGTATGTTACTTGCTTGTGCAATCTTTTTAATTTCATCTAGGCCAAACTGCATAAGGTTTTTATTCTTACCATATGCTGCCCAGATATGTATTCTATTATCAAATACCTGCGTTATAATATAACCTTGCCACATATCATCTTTAAGTATTAGATGAAGTTGTGCTCTATTTTCCATAATGTCGCAATATGCATCCTCTGGAATCCAAAGGTTTCCATGCTGTGACATTTCAGTAAGACTTGGTTTTATCTGAGCCCAAATTTGTTTAAGTTCTTGTGGTTTAATATAGTGTAGTTTCATGCTACAATTATATCATTTGGCCTTTATATTAGCCCACCACTATGTAACGATATGTTCTTCCAGCAACAGTATTAGCAGGATGTGATATGGTTGCACTTCCTTTTGTTTGAGCACTTACATAAGTACCAGTAAATAAGTTAGTCGTATATGAATTTGAACTTAAATACTGTAATGTTGCAATTGCACTAGGTGTTGCAGGCCTTGTAGGGCTAGTTTGTGCTGGTAATTGTTCTAAAGTTACTTGTGTTGAATCTGTAGCCCACATGATTTCAACATAGTCATTTTTAGCTAACTCTAAATAAAAGTTTAGTGCTGCAATAAGGTGACCAGATACTCCACCATGACTATTTGGAATAGAAAACTTACTATTAGAATTTGCTATATCTGAACCATTTTTTCTAAACCATACATCTACATCATGTATCTGTGTGTCAGCATTTACAAGTTGTAAACTAAACTGTAGATTATACAATCCAGAATAAGATACATTTAATCTAGAACTATTACTTAAAGATGCACCTAAAGCATAATCTGTTGTATTAAATGTGACTGCATATGCTGTTGTAGTACTTGCTGCTGCTTGGTCTGTGCTATCTTGAACTGCTAAATATGGATAGTAATCAGTTGCAGCAACCATAGTCACTGGCTCTAGTAAGATAACTGATTCATAACCTATACGTTCATTATAGATTGTGGTAGTAGTAGCACCACTGGTAGCTAATGTAAATTCACCAGTGTTATTAGTCTTACCTTCTAATGTATTATTTACAACTTCAGCTACTTCACGAGGTGTTCCACCAATCATTGGCAGTTTGCGATACATATCACGCATTATCTACCACCTTGAGGTTTAAAGTCCACATCCATTCCAATAGCATATATCCAGCTACCTGTTGGGGTAACTTGTACCCTATGGTAACGACCTGCACTTCTTACAGATGCACGACCTTCAGATGATGTTGTTGAAGGTGATGAATATGTAATAGTGTCATCTAATTCACGTCTAGAGGCCACAGAAACGTTAGCAGAACCATTTTCTAGTTGAGGCCTAATTAATGTAACTACAGAATTATAACCAGCCTCTATGTCACCAGTTGTTAATGATCCAGTAGTATTAGATCCTGTAAATGTAATAATCTTATTATCACGAACACCAGCAAATAGTAATTTACCACCTACCCAAAGACGTGAGTCTAAAGATGTTGTAAGATCATCTAATAATCCAAATGCATCTAGATCTTCTAATGTTACACCAGACGTTGTTACAGATGATACATAGTCTACGTCAGTATCAGCCTTTGACCATTTATTTGTTTGCCAGTTAAACATGAGTAATGAACGACCACCAGATACGTTAGGGAAGTTCCATACTACAATGTTTCTTACTGGATCAACTGCTGTACTACATGATCCAATTTGACCTAAATCACAGTTTGCAAAAAACCATTTGTCTACTTTTTCTGTACCAATACCAGATAAGTTCACACCATTGCATGAATAGAATCCATCATCTGATAAGAAGTAAGTAGTATCACCATATTGTGCAACTGTAGAACCATCTGTACATCCTAATCCACGAGAGATTGTGTCAAACTGGAAGAATAATGGTGAGCCAACGTATGACATACGAACAATACCACGTTCAAGTAATACAAGTCCAAACTCACCACCTGTGATACCTTGAATATTACCACCATCGCTTATTATCTGATAATCAGATTGTGAAGCACCACCAGATGTCCAATCAGTTTCGTCATTAATGTCTGACCATTGTAACTTGTTAGGTGATCCACTAATATTAGCAGCTACTACAAAGTCACGAACCACTGTGATATATTTACAAACAGGAGCTGAAGCAGATACATCTGCAAAAGCAGTAGAGCTATTTACTGTCCATGATTGAATCTTTTCAGCATTGTTTGCAGCTAGTAATACGTCACCAAACTGTGCAAAACTCCAACGATCTGATCCACTATAACCACCTACTTTAGACACATCTGATAGATTTAATGTACCAGATGTAAACTTAAATAGTTTTGTAGCACCACCAGCAAATAGCTGTGTAATGTTACTAAATTTACCAGCATAAACGTTGTTAAGGTTTTCACTTGCAGCGTTAGAGTAATCTACAGCACTAGGAAATGGGCTATAACCTTGCACTAATGGTACTACATTGTTTACGTCAACTAACGCACCAGAAACTGATGGTTGGTCTGGTAACCATTCTGCAAAATTTATTCGTTGGGTAGCCATGTATTAGAACTTCCTGTTATGTCTGTCCATGTTTCAGAACCAGTTGTTATATTTGTCCATACTTCAGAGCCAGCAGCAATATTGCTCCACTCTTCACCTAATCTTCTTCCTAATGCTGTGACTGTAGCATTAGCTGTAATTGCACCTTGACCAGCCCATATAGCGTTAGGACTTGATACCACAATAGCGTTAGCATTTATACTTGCATTTCCTTCATACAATACACCACCATTAGCAGTCACTGTAGCAGTAGCACTTATAGGTGCAACAGATGTTCTAAAACGTATAGCGTCTGCAGATACAGAACAGTCACTAAATATAGAACCACTAGCAAAAGCATAAGAGAATGGATTGTCTACATATAATGCAGCTGATCCAGATATGCTTGCACTAGCGTATGCCTCTGAATAACCATCTGCTGATACTAAAGCATTAGCAGTAATAGATGGGCTTGTTGTCCTAATAGCATAAGCATTAGACTCTAATGTACCATTAGCTGTTATAGATGCTGTAGCTAAAGCTATAGAGTATCCATCTGCTGTAACAGTAGCGTTAGCATCTACCTGTGCTGTACCAAGTACTACACCACTAGCAAGAGAACTAAATGCTGTTTGGGAAAAGGCTGATATGCCAAACATTAGTCAGCCTGTTCTGGTGTGTTACCTTCTTCAAGCCATTTTAGGTAGGCTTGGTAGTCTGTGTTAGCTGGGTCAAATGGGATAAAAGCGTTGTCTGCTATTCTTAAAATAGCATTAGCTAAATTACCCTCAGCATTTTTATATTGTTTATACATTTTATAACTCCGCAGATATTGTAACACCAGAATTTATTAAAACAGAACCTGTTGAACCACCACTAGATGTTGCAGAACAAATCACTCCTGTCGTTGATTGGTTACTAAATGATGAAGTGCTAATTGAACCACCATTATCTTCTGTAAATGTGCCTGCAACAGTAGGAGAAGCTCTCATTGGTGTTGGAAACAGTAAAGAAAGTTGTCTAACTCCATTTCCACTTTGAATAACAAAACAACGAAGTCCTGCTGTAGTTTGTTGATAATATCTATAGCAATTAGCCAATTCCTGATTATAAAGTCTGCGTTCAAATGGTGTTGCTGTTGAGCCTACTTCTAGTTGGACACCTGTGATGTACCATGTTGCTCCATTAGTGCCTATTACTGATGTAGAACCTGTTGCTGAATAATAAAGACTGCTAGTCCATGCACCAGCAGTTCCACTATAAGTAGAGCCAGTTCCTAAATTAAATACTAAACTTAATCCTACTCCATTAGTTGTAAGCCATGTGCCAGATGTATCACCAGTAATTGTAATAGTTTTTTGTTCCCAAGTATTAGCTGATGAAATTGTATATGTAAATGGATAGCATCTATTTCCAGCACTATTCATTACTGCTCCACCAAATGTTCCTGTAAGTGAACTTCTAACCCAAAATGAAATAGTAATTGTTTTGGCTGTTGATTTACCAAAGTCTAAATCAGAAACATTATATCCTTCAATTTTTTGTCTAACTGAAAATATTTCAGAAGCACCAGCAGTATATGCAGATGAAGATGTAATGCCTAAATAATTTGTAAATCCAGCTGGTGGTGTTACAGAGCCAGCATTTTGTTGTCCTGTCATTTTAGATGATACACTTGCTACAGTTTGCCATCTATCTAATAAAAATACATCATCATTAGCAGTAACACTAGCACCAGCATTACGTTGGTCTATCCTCATGTCACCATTGATAATTCTATTCTTTAATCCATAAGGACTAGCAGCATATTGTTGATTAGAACTATCTGAAAATGTTAAGCCATTAGAACTGTCTAATGTTGTATTTCCAGAGTTTCCAGATAAGGTTAAAGCCATTATACTGCTCCTTTGAGTGCGTCTATTTGTGCTTGTAAATCTTCAAGCGTTAATGTTTTTTTAGTAACAACTTCTGGTGCATTAAGTGTATCTGGATGAACATAATCGTCTGCAACTTCTGATACTGTAACTTCACCTGTTACTAAAGTTTGATAAGAAGTTCCATCACATAAATAACCATTATCTACTTTTTCTACGTTAGTAAATGCACCAAATATGCCACCATTTAAGTCTGTTAAAATCTTTTTCATAATTAGCCCTATACTGTTAAGTTTAATGCAATAGCATATAATGAAGATGCAGAAGCTGTTGTTACATAATTATTGGTAAGTACTATTGCTAAAGTATCAGATAATCTTACAAATTCAAGAGTACCTACATTATCATTTGGTTCATATGCAACAGAAAGTGGTAGAGGATTATTAGTGTTTGGACTTAACTGATTTACACCATTACTTAATAATTGAATAACTTGAATTGTATTTGCTTCTCTAACTGATTGGAAACCTATCATATTTGTTGCATCTATAATTGTTGGTCTAGATGAGTAATTTGAATTAGGAGGAGTTACATAAAAAGATGTAGTTCCAGCTGTAACAGTTGTTCCAGAGATAGTAAATGGAACACTTCTGTATGAACTCCATATCACAGCAGATGTGCTAGATGTAGAATATCCAGTAAAAAAGTAATTATTACCAGAACCTAAAGTTGCTGTAACAGTTACAGCAGTTCCTAATGTTGGAGCAGATGTTCCACTTGTTGTTACTACTCTTGAGTCATTTTGACCTGCAGATGTTCCATTTACATATGATAAAAAGTATGTAGTAGCAGTTAATGGTGATAATGATACAGCACCACTATATCCTAATGAATTAAATGAAGATGATGCAGTACCTAAAGTTGGTGCTGAAGTTCCATTATGTGTAATTGTATTGACTACATAAGTATAAACAGATGTTGCATTTGTTCTATAAGAAATTAACCCAACTGTAGAACTAATAGTGCAATATGCACCAAATTGAGTTCCACTTCCATAAGAGCCACCAGTTATATGTGCTGCTGAAAACGTACTAGATGCAGTTCCTACAGTAATTGATGTTCCAGATATAGTAAATGGAACAGCAACCATATTTGAAGCTCTTCCAACATAGATAAACCCTGCTGTAGAAGATAATGCGTGTGCTTCGTGTGTTGTAGCAGCAGTAGAAGAACCACTATATAATAAAGTTTCTGTGCCTACAGTAATTGTTCCACTAGATACTGACAATACAGCACCATAAATATCACGACCTGCTGTTCCTTGTTGCCAAGTTACTAAAGCTGTTGTAGATGTTAAACCTTGTGCAGAAACTCCACCAAAATATTTATATCCATTGTATGCAGATGTTAATAAATTAGATGTAACAGTTGCAGTACTACCAAATGTATATGCAAAAGACCTATCTTCAGTAACCCATTTACCAGCAGCTGTTGAGTTAGATACTAAAAAGAAACTTACTGAATTTGATGATGATGCAGCAGATAATTGCATTAAAGTTGAGCCAGAACTATCTTTAATGTTAAACGCATATGCTCCTACATTAATAATAACAAATATAGGTCCACCAGTTGATAATGTTGTTGCATCTGGAAGAGTGACTGATAAACTAGCAGCAGTCATATTAATATATTGAACACGATTAGAACTTGATGTAAGTGTAATACTTGTACCAGATGTTGTAGATGTAGCACCACCACCAAGAGCAGATGTAGTTGCCATTGTGCCACTTGTAGATGGCAAAGTAATGGTAGTAGTACCAGCTACATTTGGTGCTGA